ACTCGTCGTACTGCATGTCGCGGTTCGACGGTCGGAAGGGGATGAACTTCGCGCCCTTGGTGCCTCCGAGGAAGCCCAGCGCGGAGCGACCGGCGATCTCCGCCCGCCAGTAGCTCTGGAAGGCCTCGACCTGGTCAGGACGGGCCCCCTCGCCGAGGTCGAACAGACCGTCGGGGGCAGCCTGATCGACCTGGCGGCGGTTGTACTGGGACCCGGTGACCTCGGCGTCGATGGTCATCTTGAGGGTCTCGAGCGGCGACAGGCCGAGCACCGAGTAGGTGCGCGGGTTCGCCATGATGTAGATGAGGTCGTCGTTGCGGAAGGGGATGTCGGTCTCGGGGACCGGCGTCCACCAGTAGCGCGTCTCGCGGGGGTTGCCGTCCCACAGGGCCGACACCTTGACCTTCCCGCCGTCCACCGCGTGCAGGGCGGCGATCTGGCCGCCGAGGGTGCGCTCCTTCTCGATGACGCCCGCGTCCAGCACGAGGATGTCCTCGATGATGGGCTCGACCCACGAACGGAAGCTCTCGACCGCCGAGTTGGGCGTGATGAACCGCTGGCGGACCTCGTCCTGAAGGGCTGCATTGACATCCACAGCGCCGTTGAACGGCACGATGTCCCACTCGGCGGATGAGATCTGGGACTTGCGGATGCTGATGGCCGCCCGGACCCACTCGGAGTGCTCAGCCCAGTTGCGGAAGAGGGCGGAGGTGGACTTCATCACCTTGCCGCGCTCTTGGAAGACGAAGCCGCCTCCGTAGCCCGCCGGGACGTTCTTGGGGCTCGTCTTGTACGAGCGCGTGAACAGGTTGCTGACGATGCCCACTAGCGCAGCCCTCTGAAGTGAGCCGCGATGAAGTCGCCACTCATGCTGTTGAGGTGGTCGGCTTCCATCTGACGGTTCGCGGCCTCGATGGCCTGCTCGTAGGTCATCGTGTGCGTCTCGAGGCGACCCATGATGACAGCCAGATACTCGGGCACGAGACGGATGCCGTCACGGAACTCGACCTCGATCTTCTGACCCGGGAACACTAGGCCGTCTTCCATGACACCTTTCCGGTCTTGTTCATCGACCCGAAGAAGAACGAGTCGGCGGTGAGGTCCATCGAGTAGCCCAGGGCGTCCACGAAGTCGTCGTGGCCCTTGGGGAAGGACAGGAGCTCCGTCTCGAAGGCGGATCCCCGTAGGGACTTGTGGTGGAAGACCTTGTGGGCCTCGTACTTGGCGGCCACGCCACGGGCCCGCGTCGTCTTGTCACCGTCGGCCTTGCGGCCCTCGATCGGGATGTGGGGGTACTCCTCCATCACGTTCTGGATGATGGTGCTCTGGGCCTGCACGCTCTCCACGATGACCAGCTGGATGTTCGGGAAGGCCTTCCAGCCGTCGAGGATGAACTCGACGTGGTGGCTCTCGCGCTTGTCGCGGTAGGCCGACAGGACGTAGAAGAAGCCCCTGTTCGGGCAGCCCGCCTGGCAGGCATCCTCGGCGGTCGTCGCCCTCGCGGTGAAGTCGGCCCGCTCGCGGGTGGAGAAGGCGAGGTCCACGCCCATGCGGATGTTGTAGACGTGGCCCTCGGGCAGGGTCTCGAAGTGCTCGAACGGGCCCTTGAAGATGTTGCCCTCGAGCAGGCCGCTGATGTCGTTCTGGTAGGCGCATGAGAACAGGGCCGAGCCCATCTCCTCGCGCTCGCGCAGGAGGCGATCGACCGGCCAGTACTCGGGCCAGTAGCTCTTGAGGTCGCCCTTCTCGTCGGGCTGGAGAGCGGACACGACGTGGCTCTCCCAGCCGAAGCCACCCTGAGCCGTGGGCGTGAAGAACTGCTCGTACAGGTCGGCCTCACCCCAGCGCGTGCCGATGACGATGACCACCCCGTCGGGGGCGAGGCAGGGCTTGAGGGTCTTCTTGAACCAGACCTCGACGGCCTCGCGCTGGTCAACGGTCTGGGTGTTCTCCTCGTCCAGGATGTCGTCCATCAGGATGATGTCGAACCGCTTGGAGATGATCGCCCCGCCGACGCCGACCGCGAAGCAGCTCACGTCCTTGGAGCCGTGCCAGCGCGATCCTGAGCGCAGCCACTCCTTGTCAGTCCACTTGCTGGCGGAGGGCCCGCACTCGGGGAAGATGTCCTTGTGGACCGCGTTGGCCTCGTAGGTGTACTTGATGGCGCGGGAGAAGTCCTTGCCCTGCATGTCGGTGTTGGACACGAGGCCGACCCGCAGATCGGGGTACTTGGCGACCAGCCACGCCAGCAGGATGGTGTTGTTCCACGTCGTCTTGGCTCCGCCGCGCGGAAGCAGCCACACGCCGTGGCTGCGGGCGTAGATGGCCTCCAGCGTCTGGCTCACCATCTGGCGGTGGTGGGCCGCTGGCTGGTAGCCGAAGACAGCCTCGCCATAGGCGAAAACCGCCTCAGGGCCGTCAGTTCGTGCGAGTTCTCTCAACGCGTGGGAGCGGAGAGCTTGCCACGCTTCCGGGGTCAACTCCGCGTCCCCGAGACGCTTCGACAATGCCTCGAAGGAGTTCGGGGTCGAGTCCTCCGGCGGAAAGGCTGATGCCAAGGTTTCTCTCCTCGGAGATGGATGACGGCTTGCCGAAGAGGACCTGGAGGCGGTCGATCAACTGCGCTACATCTTGGGGTCGGATGACGACGAGGGGTTCCTCGCGCCACTGGCCGTTGCGTTCACGCAGCACCGTGGCCTTCATGTCGGTACGCATCTTGGAGATGGCTTCATCGATGGCGTCGATGGCGTTGTCGCGGACACGCACCTCTCTGGCGATGCGCTTGCCCTCGTCGTCGGCCAAGGCCGCGAGGGCCTTGTTCTGGGCCCGGTTGCGGTAGTCCTCGCGCTTCTTGGCCCAGCCGCGCTTCTTGGACGCCTCCATGATCATGGAGTGCGTGGACATGCCGTGGGCGTCGGCCAGCTCGCGCAGGCCCATGTCGCCTTGGATGTATTCGAGCTCGAGGGCGTCGTAGTCCCACTTCCTGTTCACCGGATCTCCCTCGTCACCACGCCGGACATGCCCGGGATGGAGACCACGACTTCAACGATGCGGGGATGGTTCAGGAGGAGCTGCTCGCAGATCCAGGCGGCGATGCCGTCGAGGCGCTCCGATCCGCCGTAGAGCATCTCGGACAGGGTGTGGAGGTGCAGCGTGCGGGTGACGCCGTAAAGGTCGTCGTACAGGGTCTTGCACGGACCGGACAGGTCTGCGACCTCATCGACGGTGACCGTGAAGGTGTGACCATGGAGATGCGGCCCCTCGCGCTCCACGTCCCGGTGGGTGGAGTCGAAGGTGACCGAGGCACGAGCGGTGACGTTCACAGAGGCCCTCAGACACGAAAAAAGGGACGGACCGACCATTGCTGGCCGGCCCGTCCATTCGGGAACCGAGATCGCCGCATCCTGTCTGCTGGAGGTCAACCAAAAGAGCAGGGGCGCGAGGTCGGTCAGACCCTATTCAGTTGTACCACGCGCACAGTACAGGGCGCATGGTCGGTTTGCTACTGCTAGCGGTCGGATACTCCGAACTCGCTGATCTCTGGCTCACCGGCATCGAGGTCGATGAAGCGGTCCTTCTCCACGTCGTAGCGCCAGTTGACGGTATACGCGGCGGGCGGAAGCGTATCAATCCGACCATCCGCTAGGCACACAATCCCGAACAACTGGGTCACCGTGCCCTCAGTGTGGATGGTGAAACCCATGAGCAATCCGACCGCGTGCTCTGTTTCGACGGGGTAGCGGTCGGGTCGGAGGGTCACCCGCAGCGGCTCATCGAAGAGCGCGGTCATCGGACCTCCCCCCTGGCTGCTTGCTCCTCGATCTCGAGGATGTTGATGGGCCCGACCCATGTGCGGTCGGTCGGGATGAGGACGGCGGTGTTGTCGGACCAGACTTCGCCATTGAACTGGAACTCACCCTCCTCGACCACATCCCCACGACCGACCCCGCGACGGACGAAGCGGACGCGGTAGGTCTTGCCCTCCTCCATCTTGAAGCACGACTCCCAGTTCATCCGCCACGCTCAGGAGCCACGGGCTGGGGGCCGCCGGTCGCACGCTGGCTGGTCGCGGTGGCCGCCGAGATCTTGATGATGCGGGTCACGTCGAAGCCGACGTGCTCAGGGATCTTCTCTCCGTCGGTCTTCATGGCGGGCTGGAGGCTGGCGATGGCGCAGCCGCTGAACCACTGGGTGAACCCGATGATCCGACCGGTGAAGCCGGTGATGGGGTCGCGGGCCTCGTCACCGAGCTCGAACCCGTTGGTGTCGATCGTCAACTTCTTGGTCATGTCAGTCCTCGTCGTGGTGGGCGGCTCGCTCTCGCTGGTAGGCGAGAACCTGGGCCCGGTGGGCGTCCTTAGTCGCTCGAAAGGCCCGTACGTCCGCGTCATCGGGTACGGCTTGATGTGCGGCAACCCCCGCCGGACGAGGAACTCGTCCGTCGTGATAGAAGGTCCCCCGGAAGTCCGCCCAGAGGACGATGCCGCAGACCTGGCAGACCGAGGTGCCATGGCTCACCGGATCCCAGCGCACTTGGCGCACAGCCGAGGGCTCTTGAACAGGTCCCCGAGACCCACGTAAAAGCACACTCGGCGGTTGCCGCAGGCG